ACGGCAAGTACAGACTGAATGTTGAGGGCGGGTTCAAAACCCATGATGAAATCAACGGCCTGACAACAGCCTTGAATAAAGAGCGAGATGCCCGGTCAAAGCTGGAAAAGCAGGTGAAAAAATTTGACGGGATAGAAGATCCTGCCGAAGCGTTGAAAGCCATCGAAACATTGAAAAACCTTGACCAGAAAAAGCTGATAGACGCAGGCGAAGTGGAAAAGGTCAAGGCAGAAGTAACCAAGGCGATGCAGTCAAAAATTGATGAGCTTCAAAACAAGGTCCAGGAAAAAGAAAACATCCTGACCAAAGAACTGATCGGCGGAAGGTTTGCCCGGTCAAAGTTCATCGCTGACAAAATGGCTATTCCGTATGATCTGGTGGAAGCCCGGTTCGGGCAGAACTTCAAGATCGAGGAAGGCCAGGTTGTCGCCTACGACCAGCACGGTAACAAAGTATATTCTCAGGACAGGCCGGGAGAGCTGGCCGACTTTGACGAAGCCCTGAGCGCCTTGGTAAATCAGTATCCCTACAAGGACAGTATCCTGAAGGGGTCCGATGCATTCGGTGGCGGGGCACCGCCAAGTGGAACATCACGCACGCCCCCTGGAACTAAAACAATTAATGCCCGGGATGTAAAAGCATTTCAGGCAAACATTGACGACATAGCCTCTGGAAAGGTGAAGGTTGTCAATCAATAAAGAGGTGAATTATGCCGAATACAAATACTTTGACAAATGTTATCCCACAGCTTTTGGCCCAGGGTCTTGTCACCCTGCGTGAAAACGCTGTCATGCCCCGGCTTGTGAATGCTGATTACAGTGCACAGGCTGCAAACAGGGGAAGCTCCGTTGATATTCCTATCCCCACATCCATTTCAGCCGTACCTGTAACTCCTGGATATGCGGACCCTGACGATGCTGGCATTACTCCAGGTATGGTTACGCTCAACCTGGACCAGTGGAAGGAAGCTCCGTTCTTTATGACTGACAAAGAAATGATGGAAGTCATGGACGGGACTATCCCAATGCAGGCTGCTGAAGCCGTTAAGGCTTTGGCAAATGACGTGGACCAATATCTCCTTGGTCTTTACACCGGCATCTATACCGCCGTTGGGACTGCCGGCACCACTCCATTTGCGACAGACGTGACCGTTGCTACCTCGGCGCGTAAGTTCCTCAACAACTATCTTGCGCCAATGACTGACAGACGCTTTGTTTTTAATCCTGACGTTGAAGCGAATGCTCTTGGGCTGCGTGCCTTCCAGGACGTGGCATGGACTGGAGATGCTCGCGGAATAAACGATGGGCAGATCGTTCGTAAGCTTGGTTTTGACTGGCACCTTGACCAGAACGTGAAGGATCACACTGCCGGGACCGTGGCTACCAGTTTTGCCATTAAAACAGGGACAGAACATGCCGAGGGGTTGACTACCCTGACCACGACTACTGGTGGAGATGCGGATCTGAAGGTTGGCGATATACTTACAATTGCCGGGCATGACCAGCAGTATGTTGTGACTGAGGATGCCGAAAGAACAGGTGCCGGCGACTTGCCAGTAAAAATTGCTCCTGGGTTGAAAGCCGCTTTGACTGGCGCTGAAGCTATCTCAATAGTCGCCAGCCATAGCGCGAATATCGCTTTTCACCGAGATGCTATTGCCTTTGCCAACAGACCCCTACTTGACAGTGCTGAAGGTCTTGGAAGCCAGATTATGTCCATGCAGGACCCCGTATCCGGCTTAACCCTGAGGCTGGAAGTTTCCAGGCAGTACAAGAGAACCAGATGGAGCTTTGACATCCTATACGGCGCAAAGCTGGTACGGCCTGAACTGGCAGTTAGGGTGCTGGGCTAAACACTCACGGGGAGGCAGCACCTCCCCGTTTTAATATGGGGACTTCGTAATGAGGAAAATTAAGATCATTCCCACAAAAGAAGTATGGCGTAAATCTGACGGCAGGAGGGTTGTAATCAATGTCGGCGATTATGACCCTTTGCTGTATTCAGATAGTGAGACTGTGACTGAAAAACAGAAACCGGAGAAACGCAAGAAAAAGGCTGAATAATGTCCCTTACAGTCGGAGTTGATACATACGCCACGCTGGCTGATATACAGGCATGGAACACGGCCAGGGGCTACACCGGCACCATCACCGAAGCCGATGTCCTGCGGGCAATGGATTATATCGAAAGCCTGCCATGGGCCGATGAGCGGGGAGATGACGATTCTGATCTTTGGTGGGGCGATGATCCGCCGGATGCTGTTGTCAGGGCATTGAAACACGCATCCCGAATGGAAAATGAAACCCCTGGTGTCCTGATGCCTGAGACTCAGCAACGGGTGGCCCGCGAAAAGGTGGATGTCATTGAAATCGAGTATGAACCGGGCGGCAACGTGCAGATGTTTCCGGCATTGCTCCGATATCTCAGGGACTATATCACCAGTGGCAGCGTTTTGAATGTGAGGCTTTCCTAATGTACGCCGGATTACAGGACACCGCCGCAACTTTGCTTGAGAAATTCGGGCAGTCTGTGACCCTGGCCAAACCTGGATACACCGGAGACAATCAGGTTTTCAACCCTGTGACCGGGGAGTGGGAACCGGTCGAGGGCGAAGCCGGTGACCCGGAAACCGGATCGGTCAAGGCTGTTTTTGTAGGGATCTCCCAGAAGTGGAAAGACAAGTTCGCAATCGAGCAGGGGGATTCAGTAGCCCTTGTTGCTGCTGACGGCCTGGAACCGGAACAAAACGATGTATTGGATGGCTGGACGATCCTGGCGGTTGAAGCGGTCAAACCAGCAGATACCGCAGTGCTTTATAAGTGCCATGTGAGGAAACAATGAGTAGTTTTTCAGTGGACCTTGCAAAGTTTGGTCAGAAGGCGATCGACAATGCTGAAAAGATTGTCCGTAAGACGGGTTTCGATCTCCATGCCAGGATTGTAAAGCGAACTCCGGTAGATACAGGTCGCGCCAAGGCTAACACTCAGATCTCTTTGAATTCCATTCCCAGTAGTGCTTCTTTAGCAAAAGACACCACCAAAAGTTCCCCTGTTGCGGATGCGGGACAGATAGATTTTGGATTGCAGACACAAGCGTTGAATGAGGTTTCAAAGTTTGAATTAGGAGATACCATATTCATTTACAATAATGTTGAGTACATCGTTCCACTTGAATATGGACATTCTCAGCTTCAGGCTCCAAAAGGCATGTGGAGGATTAGTTTCGCTGAGATCGTTGAGCAGCTCAAGTCTGGAGGTATGACATGAACCGCATGGACGAAGCACACGGTCTGTTGTCTGGTTTGCTGAACACCTTTGCCACGGCGCAATCCCTGGCGGTCAAGTGGGAAGGAAATCCAGGAGATCCGTCCACTGATACCTATCTGAGGGAGTGGATGTTGCCAGGGCAGTTTACAGGGCATCATCTCGGTCCGAACGCCCCGAATGCCGGCCCGCTGATTTATCAAGTGGATGTCGTTGCCAATATGAACGGATGGGGAGCTGCTTACGGGATCGCAAAGCTGTTTTTCAGCGATCCGTATTTCAAACGGGGGCAGGCTCTTTCAACCACAGGAAATACTACCCGCGTTGTTGTCCGAGCCGGTCAGATCGGCCCGGCAATGCGAGAAGATACCAAATATGTTTTACCAATGTCCGTTACTTTTCGGGCATATATGACAATTTAAATGAGTGAGGTGTTATTATGACCACAGGATTAGTAACGGTAGGCTTGGGTGACAATGCCCAACTGGCCTATCTCGTACAGGCAGCAGCCGGGGAGATTGATGCAAATCCGGCATGGATCGTTTTGCCTTTCACTAATGCGGAGTATTCTGTCCAGGCAGAGCAGCTTGCGGACAACTCCATGACTGGAGATCGGAACGAACTGGAACCCAGGACAGGGACAACCAACGCAACGGTTTCCGTTTCCGGCAAGTTCCGGCCCGAATGTCTGGATGATATCATCGAGGCGGCGGCACAGGGGACATGGGCAGCGAAATACGCCATTTCGGGCATGACCGTAACCGTGGCAGCGGAAACAAGCGGATTTTCATTTACCAGGGGTACTGGATCTTATATCACCGATGGCGTTGAGGTCGGTGATATTATCATCTTTTCCGGGTTTGTCGCACCGCACACAGCG